TATGCGGAGGACACGCCGATTCAGTTCGAGCGCGTGATTCATCTCGTCATGGAAGCGGATATCTTCTGTAAACTGAATGCCCCAAACCGAGATACAAAGAGCAACTGATCCGGTCATCGACACGGCGCTCGAACGCTTCAAGCTAGCTGCCGAAGCCGACAATGAGTGGCGACAAGAATGCCTCGATGACGCCGACTTCGCTATTGGCAAGCAGTGGCCTCTCACGATTCAGACGATTCGTGAGAAGGATGGCCGACCCTGCCTCGTCATGGATCAGCTGCAGCAGTCGATTCGCCTTGTCTGCAATCAGTATCGGCAGCAGCCTCCTTCAATCACAATCAGTCCAGTCGGAAGCGGAGCGGACGTTGAGACCGCCGACATCATTCAGGGCATCGTTCGACACATCGAGACGAATTCCGACGCTCAAGTCACCTACGAAAAGGTCCATGAGGGAATCGTTCGGACCGGCTTCCATAGCTGCCGGATACTAACCGATTACGTAGACGATGATTCTGAGGATCAGGAAATCATCATCGAATGGATCAAGAACGCCTTCTCAGTCTACTGGCAACCTGGCGTCCCGCAAGAAAAGGCGAAATGGTGCTTCATTATCGTGGATATGCCTCGGGACAGCTACAAGGACGAATATCCCGATTCCGACCTAGCGACATCGAGCGATTGGACGGCAACCGGCAACCAGCCGCCCGAATGGATCAACAAGGACTACATCCGAGTCGCCGAGTATTTCGAAGTGGAGGACATAGAGCGAGGGAAAGGCAAGCGACCGGGAAAGAAAGTCATTTGGAGGAAGATCACAGCATATGAGGAACTCGATAAGCGTGAACTCCCTGGAACGACTATACCTGTCTTCACCGCGTACGGCGACGACATTGACGTTGACGGCAAAAGGCACGTGGCTGGGCTTGTCCGTAATGCCAAAGGCCCCCAGAGACAGTACAACTACATGGTTTCTGGTGCGACTGAGGCTGTTTCTCTTGCTCCTAAAGCTCCTTGGATTGCAGCTGAAGGTCAGTTAAGCGGCCGAGAAGTGCAATGGGAGCAGTCGAATCTCCGAAACTTCGCAGTTCTCCAATACAAGCAAGTTGATGTAGCCGGAAAACCAGCGCCTCCTCCCCAACGCAATACCGCCGAGCCTCCGATTCAAGGGCTTGCAGCAATGATCGCGCAGGCTGGAAACGACCTCAAAGCATCTCTCGGGATTTACGACCCAAGCCTCGGCCAGCGCAAAGGAGACGAATCGGGCAAGGCTATCGAGCGGTTACAAGCTCAAGGCAACATTGCCACACTCAATTACTCGGACAATATGAGCCGAATGCTTCGAAGGCTCGGCAAGTCGCTTCTCGAATGGATGCGCGTTGTTTACGATGCCCCGAGAGTGCAGCGAATCATCAATCCCGACAGCACGGTCAAGCATGTGGTGATTCACAACGGCGAGGATCAGATTCAAGAGGCTCAGGCGCTCGCCGAACAGAACGACATCAAGAACATCTACGATGTCGGCGTCGGAAAGTACGATGTGGTGATTTCGATTGGCCCGACCTACCAGTCAAAGCGTCAGGAGGCGGTTGCAACTCAGATGGACTTGCTCAAGGTCATGCCTCCGCAGGCCGGAGTCAATATTCTTGACCTGATTGTTCGGAACATGGACATCCCACAGGCCGATGAAATGGCCGACCGGATCAAGAAAATGCTGCCTCCGCAAATTACGCAAACGGATTCCTCCGATCCCGAACAACAGATTCAGCAACTTCAGGCTCAACTTCAACAGTTCTCGCAGCAGCATGGAATGCAAACTCAGGTTATTCAGGAACTCACCGAACAGCTCAAGACCAAGCAGGCCGAGCAGCAGGCCAAGATTCAGATTGCGCAACTCGATTCGATGACAAGGCAGAGCATCGTGAAGATGCAGGAAGCCACCAAGCTCGCCGTCGCTCAGATTAACGCCTCGAAAGATGCGAACCAGTCCTTCGCCGAAAACGAGATCGAACAATTCAAGATCATGCATGAAGGGGCGCACGACGCGGCGATGCAGGCCGAAGAACATGCGCATGAGCAACAAATGGCCGATAGCGCGGCACAGAACCAGGCACAGCAACAGCAATCGGATCAGCAATTTCAGCAGCAGCAGACCGAGAACCAGCAGGAACAGCCGACAGGAGCGCAATGATGGCCGAAGAGACCGCAACCGTTGAAACCAAGGAAGTACCGCTTGCCGAATCCACGATGGCCGAATTCAAAAAGGCCCGCAACGATGGCAAGGAAGTCGCCACGCGAGAGACGATCACCGAGAAAGAGCCGGAAAAGCAGGCGACCGAAGAGAAACCCAAGGCCAAGGGCGGCTTCCAAGCGAGGATCGACCGGCTCATCAAGCAACAGGCCGAAACGGAGCGCCAATTGACCGAAGAGCGCCGGCAGCGCGAGGAATTGCAGGCCAAAGTCAGCGGCAAGGATGTTCCGAAAACCGAACAGAAGGCCGACGCGGAGCCGAAACGCGAGGATTTCCAGACCGAAGTCGAATATGTGCGCGCTCTAACCAGCTGGGAAGTCAAGCAGAATATGAAAGCAGCCAAGGAAGCCGAAGAAAAAGAGGCTACTGCTGCCGCGAACAAGGAAGCCATCCAGAGTTACAACAAACGGGCCATCGAAGCGCAATCAAAGTACGAAGATTGGAAAGAAGTGATGGCCCAGGACATCGCCATTCCGACCATCGTCGGCGATGCCATCATTCACACGATCAAGAACGGTCCAGATGTGGCCTATTTCCTCGGAACGCATCCGGAAATCTGCGAGGAAATGGTTTCAGTGCATCCGCTCGAAGCGGTGGCGATGGCCGTCAAGATTTCAGAGCGCCTGGAAGCTGAAGCAGGCAAGGAAACCGAAGAATCGGAAGAAACGACCGAGGAAGAGCCGGAAGCGAAGGCTACCGAAGAGGAAAAGCCCGCTCGGAAGGCTCCGGCACCGATCAAGCCCGTATCGAGCGGCACAAGCCGGTCAACGATTCCTCTTGCTAAGGTCGACTACCAGACGTATAAAAAGCTACGCGCTCAAGGTCGCGTACAGTAAACAATTTCGTGTCGTAAACCTGCGAGGCGAATGCCTCAATGTCGGTTCAGGCCCGACAACAAACCATCCGTGGGGCGAATTCTCGCTCCGTAATCCTCCTGACTCGGAAACAGGAACGGCTCTTAATCAGCGTTTCTAATTTCGAAGAAAAGGAGGAATCCACTTGAGTAATACGCTTCTAACCATCGGGATGATTACCCGTGAAACTCTACGTGTTCTCGAAAACGAGCTTACATTCACGCGGCAGATCAACCGAAGTTACGATTCGCAGTTCGCCAAGGCGGGAGCAAAGATCGGCAACGTGCTCAACGTGCGCTTGCCGGTGCGCTTCAGCTATTCGCAGGGCCAAGGTCTGATCCTTCAGGATTTGACCGAAAGCTCGGTGCCGGTGGTGCTGAACATCCAGTACCAGCGGTCCTTCGCCATTACTTCATCGGACCTTGCCCTTTCGGTGGACGATTTCCGAAAGCGGTTCATCGACAAGGCCATGAAGAGCATGGCAAACCAGATCGACGGAGACGGTCTCTTGCTGTACAAGACCGTGAACAACGAAGTCGGCACTCCGGGCACGGTTCCGAACACGGTGCAGACGTATCTCGATGCGGGCACGCTGCTTTCAAACGAAGCATGTCCCATCGAAGATCGCTGCCTCGTCATTTCTCCGGCGATGAATGGAACTATCGTCGGCGCATTGACCGGTCTCTTCAATCCTCAGCGCACCATTTCGAAGCAGTACACCAAGGGAATGATGTCCGAGGATACGGTCGGCTACGACTGGTACATGGACCAGAACTGTGCGCTCCATACAGTCGGGCTACAGGGCGGCACACCAATCACGAATGGAGTTAACCAAGTCGGCGGAAGCATAATTTCCGATGGCTGGTCGAACTCTACGCAAGTGCTCAATCGCGGCGACATCATTCAGGTTGCCGGAGTGTTTGCCGTTAACCCGCAAAAC